CGTGTGTTATACTGGGTACCAAACAGTACTGTAATCTTTTCGTTATTAGGTATAATACCATCTTCACTAAGTTTAATGATAGGATCTAATGTATCCCCAATATATGTAATTTTATAAAAATTATCATTGATATTAGTATGAATACCTTCTTCTAGCCCGCCTTCATTAACACGCACATATAATTTACCATTAGGATTAGTATTAGCATCGGTTAATGTTATTGGATCTCCGGACAAAGTTTCTGAAATAGTAAACTCATTACCATCTATTGATGTTATATAATAATTTATATTTTCTTGTATTCCACCAAATGATATACCAGTAAAATAAACTGACGAATTAATATTAAAGCCTAGCGTAGATTCACATGTTATTTTATTTGTAGCAGAAGAAGTTTCGGTAACTTCAATAACCAAGGGTGTTACACCATTTGGATTATCTATATCATAGTTATATTCATCAAAGAAGTCACCAATATATGCGGTTGTTCCGGGATTATTTTTATAGAATAATATTCTTTTACCGTCAAGGCCATTACTTACGCCATCGATACCTTCTATTTCACTTAATTTTTTACCATGTATATCTTCAAATTTTAATGTTGTTACCAAATCGATTGAATTATCGCCTGGATAATTATTATTATCTTGTGCGTTAGCGATTGGTACATCAAATGTAACTGTTCCTAACTTTAAACCGTTGACATCTAATCCATATATGTCACGTGTGCTGATATTCGGTGCAATTGCTTTTGTACCTGATAATCCGGGTTCGGTTTGTATATAAAAAGGATTATCTTGGTTTATATTAAATGTATATCTTCCGCCTCTAACAAGCGTTATTACTGGGTTACCTGCAGGCAATGTAATTAGTTTAGATTTAAAGTCATATACTAAATCATTGGTATGTACAACTGTAAAATCACCGCTTCGGTATACTACATCAGTAGTTATTGTTATTGGATCAGGACCTTGTGGCAACCAATAATATTGATTATAATTAATAAGTTTGTCTAAATCACAAAAACTATCCCATGAATAAAATTCATTATTAAATAATCTTTCATGGTCATTTGTTATTGCACCTTCAATGTTTAGTGCCGCTAGTAATCCCGGATAAGTCATTGCATCAATTGCAATATTAGTATCTGTTTTTTTAAATATAACGGCAGGTTCTAATTGATAGTCAGTACGAATTTTATTGGGTTCAGTTACATAACCGTCATTGGCTTGTACTCCATATCCAAACTTACTACCAATATAACCCTGCACCTTTGTAAATTTAGGAGTTTGAGTTAACTGGTCTAGTGTTGCATTTAAAAACTGATTATTAGTATCTGTCTTAAAGATTTCCGGTAAGAAATCAATTGTTCTAATTCTTGTTGCCATTTATATACCTGTTAACCTATTTGTAATTCAGCAGGAGTCAATGCTGATATAACCATAATATCGGTAGCCTGCGCCGCACTGACAAATATTTCATAAGGGGCACTACGAATTTCATATAATTGTCCAAATTGCTGTGTAGGGTCGTTAGAAACTAATACAACTGAGTTTATCAAATCTCCTATCTTACTATGTAAGTAGGAACTTAATTCTGTAAAATAAAATGTATCACCAAATGTCCAATTGTCGATACTAAAATAACTATTGATTTCACCCAATACAGCGGTACGTATTTCACTATCACTGGCTGTAGTTAAACTTGCTTTAATTACTTTAATTGTTGCACGTAACTGTGGATCTGCTTTACTTCCAAACAAAGGTTTGAACACTACGCTATTGAGAATAACACTATCTGTCAACATTTTATACTTATTGATATTACTGTAAGCCAATGTTAATTCATTAATGTCCGGTACTGCTGGTTTCATTACTTTACCAGTAACATCTTTCAACCAATTATTATAATCAACATAATAACTTTGAGTTACTACATACAAATCAATTATATTTGTAGTACCCGGATTAATACGTGTTGTATTATTACTATTATGACGATACTGAAAACTTAAACCTTGACGACCTGTCTTAGCAAAATAATTAGTTGCTTGTACTAAATTAACTACATTTGTATTAGTTTTATCACTAACAGAAATATAAAATGCATCTTCTATTGTTGCATAATATATTTGACCAATTGCATAATCGTACTTAACTAATGCAATATCTGCACGGGTACCAAAAGCATAATTTACATCACTGGTTGCTATCATTTTATACTTTGTCAACAAGTTTATATCAGTTACTTGTTCAAAGAATACAAAATGATTTTTATTGGGTTTGCCAGTTTCATATCCTGTCATCTCATAAAAAATATCAGGTTCCTTGATAACTCCGGCGACGTTAGGATCAGTACTTGATACTTCAACACTATAATCATCAACGTATCCATCACTTTCAACTAATTGACCAACTACACTTAATTTAACGTCTTTCCATATTGGATAGTTACTATCAAATTGACTGTTCACTTTTAGTATGTTTATATAATCTTGTAATAATTTTCCAGTCACTGGATCATATATAACACTATTTTTATTAAAAGTAAATCGCACATTGTTTACACTACCAAAGTAATATGCAATAGATTTATATGTAACTAGGTAACGATTGCTACCTAAACTTTGAAATTTAACAAAATATAATGAATTATTATAATCACTTACTGCCCAACGTGTCTGATTGGCTAATAATGAGTTATTAAATGTTAATGTAAAACTTTGATTTAAATTGATTTGTGTTATACAATCTTGCACAACAGTATTAGGTAATAAGTTAGTAAACGAAGGTAATACAGTTGTTAATATTACTCCGTCTGGAATTGGATTATTAAGTACGACTGGGCCAAAACCACTACTTAAGTTGCCTTCGCCGTTGTTATTACCATCTCCTACAACATTACTAACACTAGTCCAAATATATGTAATGTCTGTTGCAGTAGGTAGACCTTCAACTAATCTATTATTTTGGTCAAAGAATTTTCCACTAGGGGCAATAAATCTTAATAATGCACCTTCAGTAATAAATCTAACATTACCTGTACTATATACACCAATTGGAATTGATCCTGAAAAGTTTTTAAAGTATCCGGTAGATTCTAAAGAATTAAATGAAGTTTGATGCCAAGTTACAGTACCATCACCGGTACCAGCATTGACCGCATATCTTCTATAGTGTTGTGTGTAATATTGAAATGAACGATGATTGTTTAATTCATTGTTTAGTGTTTCTGTTAAAAACTTAACAATATCATTTGTAGTATTAGCAGTAAAATTAGTATAACCATCTTTATCATCCAAATATAAACCACCATCATCACTAAAATCATTTGTACTTGAATACTTTGCGCTAGGGTCTAACAAATCATAGTTACGACTTACGCCTACACTACTACGATTAAGAGCCTTGCTTTTAATAATTGAACTATACAATGTATAAGGGAAGTTATTATAGTCTTCTCCGTTAACCATACGGTTTTGTGAGTAATAACGTTGCGGTGCACGTTCTTTAATATCTTGTAATGATTCACGTGCTTGTGCATTTGATATTGGTAATGGTAATTCTAAAGTTAGTGTTAATGTTTCTATACGACCAACACGACTTATATAATTTAATGTAATGGATGTACCTTGAATTTCGCTAGGTGTAATAGTATATGTTAATGCATTACCAGAACGTATATATGCTACAAAGTTACCAACTGGTATTGTGCTGAATACACCGTCACCAAAAGTATAAGTTACTTGGTCGTTAAAACGTGATATTACACTATAATAATTTTTTGTGGCAGTTGATGTTTGTGGGTTGTTTGCGTAAATGCTTTCTACTTGAGTCCATTGTGTCAATGCATTGGTAGTGCTATCTAAACTATATAACCAAGTATCAGTATTATTGATACCCTGTATATTAATATCTACTACCTGATTACTAATCTGTTCTGTTATACTAAAGGGAAATGTTTGTAATGCACCTTGCTTAAAATATAAAAAGAATCCAGTATTAGGACTACCATAACCTAATCTGTCATTACGATATAATATATTAAATATGCCATTTGGACCTGGTGGTAATTCATATACATCAGGTGAGTTGACACTAGATACGCTAACACATTCAAAATTCATACTAACGCCGTTAACGGTAGCGGTAAAAGGTGCTGTAGGTCTAACTCCAGATGGAATATTTATACTATATTCATCTGTTTTTATATTCAATATTGATTTAGTATTTCCAGGACGACCAACTTTTTGTGAGTCAATTAATGCAGTATTAATAATAGTATTAAATTGTTCTTGCCAATTAGGGTTAGCATTATCATTCCACAATACAACGATATTACTTAGATTTAAACCATTAATGTCTTTAACCTGTTCAGTAGTTTGAATTGAAGTAACTTTTAAATAACCTTGGCCTGCTATATTACGTTTTGGATTATATCCAACTAAGTTAGCCAATTTGATAATGCTATCTCTACGTTCAGCAGTATCAATAAAATTTTCACGGGTATTTAAGTCATCACGGAAACTTAAACTTTGACCCATAAATGCGATAATATCCAACAGGGCTACATATTCAGAACTTTCTACAAAGTCATTAAACGTTTCAGGATAATATGTTTGTAGGTAATCTACAAACGATTTACGTAATGTTTCGTAATCATAACTTTGAAAATCAGCCTGCTTATATGATTTATAGATTGTTTTCCAATCATTTACACCAAATATACTGGACTGTCTAGAACTTGTGGCCATAAGTTTATATCTCTTTTATATATTTATCACATAAAAAAACACTGTTTTTAACTGCTAAATGCAGAGTTAGTATTCTGGTCAAAGAATACATTTACTACTCTAGGAATGTTAAAAGGTATTATAGCCATTTCAATTTCTACACTTATCCCGTTTTCAAATGGGCTCGCTATTATAGAATTTAAAATAACTCTAGGATCTAAACTAGCCACACGTCTTATTTCTTTTTCTAAGTCAATTTGAACTTGCAATACATTAGGTTCAAATATAAAACTCCATAATGTTGTTCCGTAATCGGGTTTTCCGGGCTTTTGACCTTGAGGGATATTAAATGCATTTATTAAACTTTGTATGATAGTTTGTTCATCAGATAGTTTATAGGATTTGTTATTATTAGCAATAGTGTTCACTACACCCACGCCACCCTCAACTCCGGGTCGATATGTAGAATTTACTTGATTGATATGTTGGGTACTGAACCCGGTATATGTTGGCATATTTGTTCCTAATATAATATTTATGATACTGCTTTTGACATATCTTGCTTAATAGTTTCTATTTTTTTACAACAATCTTTCCACACTGTATTTGCGGCTATTGTAGCATCACTATCAGGACCTGATTTTTCTTTTAAATCATAATAGGCTTTTCGTAAATCCCATTGTAAATCTTCTTGTTTTGTTAATTCTTCTTTTAATCTATCATACTCTTTTGCTTGTGCGGCAGTTGGCATTTTAAATGCACTAAGTGGCATACTACCAAAAGATAATCCTGGAACCTTACTACCTGCGCCACCTAACAATTCTTTAGCCTGAGCCATCATAGGTCCAAAATCCATGGTATCGGCTGCAATTGTGGGTAATTTAACTTCAACTGGTCCACCGGCACCAATCGCATTGATAGAGCCTGATAATTTAGCCAAATCGCCGGCACCCAAGCCAGTACTAGCAAGTGACTGTAAACTAGCGGCTCCACCTGACAATTTATCTTTTAATCCTGCAATTGCAGATTTTGGATCAGTACCTAATGATCCCATGGCAGCTCCTAATGTTGCACCTACTCCGGCTATTCCATTCAATGCACCAGTTATACTTCCTACTCCGGGTATGTTTGGGATTCCGGGTATACTAGGCATCCCCGGAACATTAATTGCTCCGGATACAGATTGCAATGATGTACCTGCACCTTCTAGTGCATTACGTATTGCGCCACCTTGATCTACACCAAATGCCTTAGATAGACCTCGATTCAATGCTGAATTACTTTCTAATTGTGCATTAGTCCCGTTTGGATCAAACACACTTTCTTCTGATCCGGAACCTGAACTACTTGACACAGAACTTAATAATGATTTTGCTTGTGTACCTAGATTAACTAGTGTACCTACAGAGGCTGCACCTCCCGGTAGTCCACTTAGTCCGCTACTTATATCACCTACGTTGATACCTAATTTGTTTGCCGCACCTGAAATTGCAGTAGATGCACTAGATAGAATATCAGAAGGATTTGATAGATTAGTTGTTGCATTCTTAATACTATCTCCTATACCGGACAATGTTGCTTTCATTGAACCACCTGCTCCAAAGCCTAATGCATTTGTTAATTTTTCATTTAAACTAGCACTTGCGGCTTTTTGATCTGGTGTTTGACTTTCTCCGGCTGCATCTTCTTTTGCCTTGTCTTCACTATTTTGTGCTGCAATTGTTGTTAGATTCTGCGGTACTCCTGCCTTTAGTGCTTTAAATCCTGCTGTTACTTTACTAAACGCACCGGCTGCCAATCCTTTTAATTGATCTGCTACTGGTAATCCACTGAGTGGATTAGTAGATTGGTCTGCTAAGCCGGCTGCTAATTTTCCACCTGCCATTAAATCTTTTACTGATCCAGCAGCATCCGCGATTCCCGCAGGTAATTTTAATCCTAATCCACTAGCGACAGAAGTGATTTTACTACCTGCATCAGCCAATGATGTACCTAGTGCTCCGCCACCAGCCAAGCCACTAAGTGTACCTATTGCCCCATCAGCCCCTGCAGATAACTTTAATCCTAATCCACTATCACCTGATGTTTTTAAGAAATCTAATGTTTTATCAATTCCTACAACTGCGGCACTCATTACTAAACCGGCAGTTTGTATAGAACTTTCTTTTCCTGTTATTGCACCCACTGATTTTAATGCTGATTCTGCTTTACCAAATACATCAACTGTTGCTTTTACTTGTGCCCCGACATCACTAGTAAATTGTGTCAATGACCTGACACCGTCTTTACCAGTCCATGTACTAGGAGATAATGCTTGCTCAATTGATTTACCTTGAGATATCAATCCGTTAACCATAGCGGCTGAACCGGGCTTGATATGTCCGGATTCTTCTAATTGATTTGGATTAAGTCCGGTTGCGCCTACACTAGCAATTTGCTGTCCTGCAGTTTCAACAACACCGGCACCTTTTGCTACTACATCTGCTGATACGCCGGTTGCAGAATCTACTGCTTTTTGACTTACTAATGCACTTGTAGTTGCTTTATCTAATGTTGGTGATGCGGCTTGTGTATTTGGTACTGTTGCTGTTATTGACGGTTTTGTGGGGTTTGGAGGTGCAGCCGGTGCCGCATTATTTGCTTTTGATACTTGACTCGACGGTGCCGCCGGTAAATTAGCATCTGCACTTAGATTAGATTTTACATTAACACCTTGACCTGCGCTTGCCCACGGGCTATGTGCAGGTGCACGACTTGTAATACTTTGTAATTTGCCCGGTGCAGCCGCATAACCTTTTTTACTATCATATAATGTATCAGTATGTGCTATTTGTGGTAAATTCTTTACATCTGATGGAGTTAACGATGTTGATCCTGTATTTAAATTAACTTTACTACCATTGATAAATGCTGAACCACCACTAGCCATACTACTGTCGCCACCACTGGCAAGACTCATTTTACTACCAACTTTTAAGGTATGATCCCCTTTTGTTTGTTGTTTAAATGCACCGCCAGTTAAATGTGATGTATCTTTAGTACTTTCTGTTTTAATATTTTCAGCAATGATATTTAAGTTTTTAGTTGCGTGAATATTAACGTCATTATCTGCATGTAAGTTTAAATCACCCTGTGTACGTATATTAACTGAATTGGTAGAGTACATATCAATTGTACCTTCTTTACCCAACTCAATATAACTTTGTCCATTAGCGTGAACTATGAATAATGTCTGATCCGTATCATTCATCATTATCATATGACCAGTACTGGTTCTAATACGAACTAATTGGTCTTTACCAATAAGATCACCGTCATCCATTACTAAACTATGTCCACCTCTTCTGCCGGTCACTTTGAAATTTTTATCAGGTGTTGCATCGTTTTTAACAGCAGTTGCAATAGTACTATCATCATATCCACCCTCGTATATCGGTCTACCGGGCGTACTTATACCAAACACTCTACTAGGTGTTTCACGCATACTACTACTTGATATTGTTCCGCGTACAGGATCACGTATCAAACCCTGTTTGTTTAATATTGCTGCTTGATAACTATGTATGGGTCTTGGTTGTGTAGCAAGTGTAGGACTATTGTTTTGTTTCTTATTTGCATTATTAATTTCACCAACTGGTAATTTTGTAGCACCACCATAACTCTCAGCTTCACTACCGTTTGCAATTATACTATCACTACTTGCAATTGCAGGTACCATATGTGTTAGTCCAGGTTGCGGGACAGAACCGATATAATATCCTGAATCAGGTAATCCATTTAAGAAAACACAAATTACTTCTGTACCTATATCAGGTGGTGTAGCCCAGAACCCATAACTATGAGGATTGCCCTCATATGTGCCCTCACTATCAGGGCTGCCTGTATTTGGGGTAGAACCAAAGAAAGGACTTAGATAACTAACTGTTGTCCAACTATTAGGATCATCTGCGTTGCCACTTTCTTGTCGTTTGAGATATACTTGAATTCTTCCTGCTCTTGTTGGATCAACATTATTTTTAACAATACCTAATACTGCACTAGGTATAAGGTTGGCGCCACCTCTATCATCTTTTGCAGATTTTAATACACCACGTTCTTTGATAATGTCTTCACTCATTTATATTCCTTAACCAAGACCATAGTCTGTTACGTTACTATCACCTGAGTATTCACTCTTAACTGATGATGCATTTCTACTATTATTGTTTGTGTTGTTAGTAACAATTCTACCTCCATCTGATGGTTTATTCATTTCTTGTTGACGTTTTAATTTTGCCATTTCTGCTTCATTTGAACTTGCATCATCATCTACAACACCCTGTGGATTTATGACAGGTGTAGGGTTTTTAACATATGCTTCACCTGCAATATTAGTTTGATATTCTTTACCATGCCAAGTGAATTCTCCACCTGCACCGCCTTGTTCTTTTCTCGCTGCCTTAAAGGCCGCACTAAAACTCATATCATCATATGATGATGATTTAGTTGCACCGGTGTTAGTATTGGTATTAGTGTTATTGTTAGTATTTTGTGAAGGTCTAGCCTTATCTGGTTTGTTCTGTGAACTTACAGTAGGTTTATTAGTTTTGTTTTTATCCTGATCTCTTCCTTTATCTCCTATTGTAGTAAACTCAGGAAGTATACCTTTAAGGTCTTGTTCAAATTTTCCTTTACTGAATCTACTAACCACTTCTGTAACCATAAAAGTCATACCTTTTATTTTTGATTTTAATTCGGATGGATAATTCATAAAACTTATAGAATCATTAGGATCCAACAATCCTTTATTAATATCATAATCTTCTGTTTGTTTAAAATCTATCTCAATGAATACCTGTCCGCTATTTGGATTGATGGTAAAATCTGGACCATAAAATGTTTTTGCAACTGCATCTTTACCACCGGCGACTGTAGGCATTAGATAATCAGGATCACCTAATATTTTTAACTTGAATTTTACTAAATCTCCCGGGCTATATAACCAAGATTTCATACTGGCTACTTGTTCGTTCGTACCTGTATCTGTACCACTAGGATCACTTCCTTGACTTGCTTTTGCTGTAGCAGAGGCAGACCCGTTGTTAGTAGTTTTAGCATCACTTTGACCTACTACATCAAGTTGATACAAATAATTATAGTCTAAATCAAAACTTAATATTTCAGAATTTTTTCCAGTGTACCAATAATTATATCGTTTATGAGGACCATAGTACTTCATTGTTTTACTTGCATATAATGCTCTTACAAAAGGTATTTCGTATTTTGAAATTGTATATATTATATCATATGCAAAATCATTTCTTTTGCTATCCTGATCTTTACCAATAGCCTTTACAGTTGACGTAACATTATACCAAGATATTGTTTTTGGATTTGGATTATCATATGTATCAGTATCTGAATCCTGAACCTTTTCATTTTCTTTGTCGTAGGCAATTAACATATCTTTTACGTAAGAACTGAGAGATATAATTTGATCTATTGCCTGAAGTATTGATGTTTGACCATTCAATTCCATTTTTCTAATCTTTTTATCTATGGAACCTGTATTATTTTTATCTTCTGTTCTAGCATTTGAGCCAGAAGAACCTTTAACAGGAGCCATTGGAACTTTCTTTTTATCTACATCATCTTGCGGAGCCATCAATGAATTTTTAATATCATCTGCATTTACAAATTCTATATGATATCTATTTTCTTTTTCAAACTTTGGAGTTTTACCACTGGTTAATTTTTTTTCATTATCATTAAGTAGTTGTGCTAATCCAGCAACAGATTTTTTATTTGTATTACCTAATAGCATTTCTTCAACCGTAGTGCCTGCTATAGCAAGTTTAGCCGGAAGAGTACCTCTACTAGCACCTTTTGCAATCTGTTCATTTACCTGTACTGCCTCTATATCATATACTACTGTTTTATAATCTAATTTAAAATGAAATTTTTGAAATACGACAGGGAATCCTCTTTCAAAAATTGCTTGTGGGTCGCTGTTGTTTACCGGACTTCCTTCTACATCAGACGAATGTAATAGTTTACCATTAATATCATAACCATAAAATCTAAACACTATTAAAAAATGTCCTTTAACGTTTTTCAAATCAGGTGTAGTCAAATCCATAGCAGTTGCTAATTTTTTAGTAAAAGTAAATCCATATGGTTCATATATTTTAAATTTGAATGATGTACTATTACTCATTGTCATAGTTTCTTTACTACTGATAAGAGTTTTGATTTCTAAATCGTCAATATAGAAATCTAAATCAAATCCATTGGCTCTAATATCTTGTCCTTGAGTGGCGCCGCCTGACTGTGCAATCAGTTTAAAATCTTTTATAGCGGCACGATTACCATCAACATATTCATTAAATTGTAACGGGTCCATATAATATAGACTTATTTTATACGTGTAACTACTAAAATCACCTAAGGGATTATTTGTTCTCTTGCCTAATATATCTGCTGTTGATGCTGTCTTACTTGTTCCTGCTTTGCCAGCAATAGTAGTCTTACTATTAGCTTTTGGTTGACCTGTATTTGTATTAATTGCTGATATAGATTGTGATGGGTCTGACCCCTCCCCAATTCCAGGACCGTTATAACCGGTGCTATCACCTGTTTGTTCTCCGTCTCCTGATGCTGGTGCTTTAGTGTTATTAACATTACTTGTGTTGGTATTCTGTTGAGAATTTTCTTTATCTCTTGCAGCCTTTTCATCTTCTGTTTCCTTGATGACAGCTGCTTCTTCTTTTCCTTCTCGTAATGGTGCTAGTGCAGTAGGTGCTGCATCATAAAAAGCATTTAATGCGGCAATATCTTCAGGACTACTATCAGCATTTTTATTAAGTATTGATGTTTTTTTACCACTAATATATGCAGGATCGTTTGAACTTACTATAGTTTCTTCAGTTATACGTACTGGAGCCCCACTAGGTAATTTACCTCTATATACCTCTTTACCATCGATGGTTTCTGATACAAATGTTATACTACCAACAACGATTGAAGACATCTTATAATCCTAAGACTTGTTGTAATACTGGTAATTGAGGAATATATATACCAGTCCCTGTTACAAAATCAAACAATGGGTCTTTCAATCTATTTGGATTGCGTTGTGAGAATACCCACCATAACTTACTATCATTATATAAGTCATATGCTAATAAGTCAGGACGCATATTATATGTTTCTGTTATTTCCCAATAACTATCTGTTGGATTTGATGGTATAGGTCTATTTACCATTACATCTAAAAAATCCCCGTTGTAGACAGATGTTGCAAAATACGGGCTTGATTGACTATATGCCATTACCAAATACCTCCACCATTACGTTGTGATCCACGTAATAATTTTCCTGTTGCATAGTCTGCCAAACTAAAGTTTTTACTAATATCATTTCGTGTGACCATTGGTGCCATATTGATTGTTAAACTTATTTTAGTGGGAACATAGGTAGCATCTTGTGTTGCTAAGTTAACCCCGAACGCGGGTTTTGGTTTAACTCCGCCCTTACTTAAACCCGACCCGAACAGTCTATTTAATGCAGGAACATATGCATTTGATTTATTGCCATAAGCCTCAACACTACCACCTCCCCAAGTATTCACACTACCGGCGCGAATATAATCTACATCATTAGGTAAATTATAAGTGAACTGTGTTACTACTAATGGATGGTTATCAAATTGATATGCACCGTAACCACTTAGATATACTAATGGCGGGGGCGTTCCTGCTCTAGGATCTTTATCTTGTCCATAAAACATTTTGGTAACACTCTTAAAGAAATGTATGACGGCTAGCATATAATTTGCTTCTACTGTATCTTGTGCGGTAAACTCTGCGGTTATTGATACATCATCTACACTACTATTTTTATAAAACTGTAATTTATAATTGCTATGCGTTACTTCAGATGGATCATAGTTAGCACGATATGAAGTATTAATAGTAGGTGAGTATGGAAATATTACGCCATCTGTTGCTTTTAATGGTTCTAACAAATCTCCGGGGCCAGCGACTTTATACAAGTAAGATGCTGATGGTGCTAAACTTAATCGTACACGCCAATCTTTTTTCTGTTCAAATTTTTGTGCTTGTTTAGCAGGTGCTAATTGTGCCGCACTAACTCCGCTAGTTGTATTAGGTGCTGATGCTTCTGTATTTGCATCCTTGCTTGCTGTTGAAGTAGGTATTAGTAATCCATTAGCATCAGTTGGCTGTCCATCTCCGTTAACATATCCACCAAAGCCATCTGGATACACATTGCCAAAACCCTCACCACCGTTATTTACATCTATTGTTTTTTGTGGTTGACTAGTAGGTATTAATGACCCATTAGCGTCAGTTGGTTGTCCGTCTCCGTTAACAAATCCACCAAAGCCGTCTGGATATACATTACCAAATCCTTCTCCGCCGTTATTTGCGTTACTATTAGGAGTCTTTTGTGGATCAGGTACTGCTGATAATTCACCCTGTGCTACTGATCCGGCTACTGGATTATATAACTCACCTGTCTCTGGATTAATTCTGCTTGTTGCAAATGAACCATCTTCATTCCGTACTGCTAAGCCACTAGTCAACGGAGGGGGTACAGGGTTATATAATTCTCCAGTCTCTGGATTTTGTTTACTTGTTGCAAGAGAACCGTCTTCTGCTTGTACCGGTAATCCCTCAGTATTTGAATTAACAGATGTTTTATCAGAATTAAGTTGATTACCAGGTGGTACAGTATTTGCAGTATCAACTCTATTCTGAGTAACTGTTGGTGCCGGATCATTTGATGTAGCGCCGATAGTAGGTGAAGCGATTGAAGTTCCAGTAGGTGCTAATGCTTTTGCTTCTTCAAACTTTGCTTGATTAGTAACTAATCCTTTTTGAGTATCTTCTAATAAACGATTTTTTTCACCCAGCCTAGCACTTACGTCAGCACTATATTCTTTAACTGCATCATACTTTGATTTGAGTTCTGCTACTTTCGCAGGATCGGCATTAGGATCATTTTTTGCTGCAAAGTATGCTGATCTAGGTCCTGCTCTATCAATAGAATTGAATTCATTTTCTAGTTTAGTTGCTTCGGCTTGCCGTTGGTCAATTAATTTTTTACTATAATCTACTGACTGTGATAACAAACCTAAATGTGTTTGGTCTGCTTGAGTCTTTAATTGATCGGGTGTAGCCATGGTTATTCCTATACTAAATATATTTATCGCTACTAAAATCACCCTTTTTTACCATAATGTGTTGCTTTTCTGCAACTAAAGTGTTATAATTTATATAACATAACAACGGAGAACTATGTCTATAGCAGTCAAAAAACCAGTCAATTACCTTAATAATAAGGATATCTTAAAAGAAATACATACAAGCAAAAATGCATATTGTACATTCTTAGATCCATTAAATGACCATCGATATGATTTCATTGTGGATATGCCACTTGATACAATTGAGGAAAGTTTAAAGTTTGCTAGCAAACCAGAATCAATTCAAGCCGCAAAAGAAGCACGTGCTACAAGACTTAGTATAGAAACTGGTACAAAAATAGACCCAGAATCAATACCATTAACTGATTTAGTATTCAGAATTATGACTTGGGATCATGTGCCAGTAGCGCCAAAAGCACCCCGTAAAACAGATAAAAAGAAAACTGCAAAAGATATATTTGAGTTCGAACCAGAAGTTGACGAACTCTTTGCCGATTTAGAAGACCCAACAACTAAACAAGAAGTTGATGATATGGTACATGTCAAAGTTAACTTTCCCCCATTCCAACATTTTAGAATGGATAAAAGAAAATCATATCAATGTATTGGTAAAAGTCATTGGCAAGGTGATTTGATAACCGGAGAATTTAACAAGGATCACGGGCAGATTACAAACAAACTTGCCCGTATGTATATTATGATGTGTGAAAAATATGCTATGAAGTTCAACTGGCGTGGGTATACATACAATGATGAAATGCGTAATAGCGCCATATTACAACTTACATATGTTGGATTACGATTCAATGAAGCCAAAAGTGCGAACCCATTCGCTTACTATACAGCCGCTATTACAAATAGTTTTTGTCGTGTATTGAATAGTGAAAAGCGTAACCAGAACATACGTGATGATATTTTAGAAATAAACGGACTCAACCCAAGTTGGAGTCGCCAAAGTTCTAGTTCTACGGTATACGAAGAATAATTTAACCAATGATGTTGTATTACATCATTAATTACTATACAATCATTGAATGACTAACCTTTTTAAAAAGGCTGCTGTTTTCACCGATATTCATTTCGGCCTTAAAAGCAACAGCCTCGTACATAATCAAGACTGTTCCAATTTTGTAGATTGGTTCATTAGTGAAGCAAAAAAAGAAAACTGTGAAACATGTTTCTTTTTGGGTGATTATAATCACCATCGTGCTAGTATCAATATCCATACATTACAGTTTGGATTACAAGCATTAGAAAAACTAAACAACGCATTTGATACAGTCTATTTCATACCGGGTAATCACGATTTATATTATCGTGACCGTAGAGATATTCATTCTGTAGAATGGGCTAAACATTTACCAAATGTTAAAATAGTTAATGACTTCTTTAGTGAAGGTGATGTAACTATTGCACCCTGGTTAGTACAAGACGATTATAAAAAGATTCAAAAACTAAGTGGCAAATATATGTTTGGTCATTTTGAATTGCCATACTTTCATATGAACGCTATGGTAGAGATGCCCGATCACGGTGAGATTAATGAAGAACATCTGGGTGGCTTTGAAAAAGCATTCAGCGGTCATTTTCATAAACGACAAGCACGTAAAAACATTTGGTACATCGGTAATGCTTTCCCACATAACTATGCAGATGCAGGTGATGATGCTAGAGGCATGATGATATTAGAATGGGGCAGTGAACCAGAGTTTCGTAGTTGGCCTAAACAACCCCTGTTCAGAGTTTATAAACTTAGTGATGTTTTAGAAAACCCAGCCGGATTGCTATTACCTGACAGTCATGTTAGAGTACACTTAGATATTGATATTAGTTACGAAGAAGCAAACTTCATACGTGAAACATTAATCCCAGACCATAAACTAAGAGAAATGGCATTGATACCAATGAAAGTTGAACAAGTTGAACAGGGCTCTACCGGAGAACTAAAGTTTGAAAGTGTAGACCAAATCGTTATTGACCAAATTAATAGTATTGAATCAAATACATTTGATAAAAAGATATTGTTAGAGATTTACAATAATCTATGAAGATACCCAAAGAAGTAAGAGAGTTAGAATCATTGATAAAGGTAAACAAACACTTGGGTATTGCTTTATCTGAACTAACGAACACTCATTCTTATATAGGTAGTTTAAGAGAACAAAAAAAATTAATTGGTGTTAAACTTAAAGTAGAAAGTATTATGGAACGTACATTGAAGGCAGAGAAATTTGCCAAAGATAATTTTTTTAGAAAATTAAAATGATAACATTAAAGAATATTACATTACGAAACTTTCTAAGTATCGGTCAAGTAACACAGGCAGTAGACTTTAACAAACAAGAGTTAACCCTTATCCTAGGGGAAAATTTAGACCTAGGAGGTGACGGTGCTAGAAATGGTACCGGTAAAACCACACTTATACAGGGCTTAAGTTATGCCCTGTTTGGCGTACCCATTAACAGTATCAGAAAAGATAATTTAGTTAATCGCACAAACGGAAAGGGTATGATGGTTACCCTTGAGTTTAGTGTGAATGGTATTGAATATAAGATTGAACGCGGTCGTAAGCCAAATCTATTACGTTTCTATGTAAACAATGATTTACAAAAGGGAATAGATGATGCACAAGGTGAGAATAAAGAAACACAGGCAGCAATTGAAAAGATATTGTGTATGTCTAGTGATATGTTCAAGCATATTGTTGCATTGAATACATACTC